CCGTAGTCCAAGGCAGTGGCGCCGTTGCGCCGGAGTGCCAAGATTGCACTCCTAGTGACGTCAACAATGCTGGCCAGTCTATGACCGACATGCTCGATTGGGTTAACCATATGCCCAAAGTCAAAGTCAACCTCGTAGAGGAATCCACCAATGTGGAGACGATGGCGTCGAGCCAGGTCAAAACGACCACCATTGATGATACCACCATTGCCCTTGTTCAAGCAAACACGGGCACTGAGTCACTGCGGGGACGGTTCCTAGACACCGTCGCCATATCTGATAGAACAATACCATTGGAAGGAATGGAATGTGAAAAGGATCTACCCCCCTTGCCGTCCTCGTGCTCACTGTCAAGACACCCAGTGCAGACCAAGGAACTTGACGCCGTCACCAGTTACTCCTGGTACGGCCCGGCTTGCGCCGCGATGATTCCAGGCGTCTTCAACGGAAGCGCACACAACGAAAAAGCTGCCCTCCTCGGACGACATTTGTCCGACGTCGGCGCCGACAATCCGTTGTGGGAATTAGCGTCAAGCAAACACCTCGACACTATTTATGCTATTTGCCAATACGATAGCATATCTAATGATGAGTGGCTAGAGGGACAACCCAAAAACAAACAAGAGAGATACAGGAAAGTATTCAAAAACCCCAAGGAATACGATTTTGCCAATGTCAAACTCCACAAGAGATCAATGTTCGTCAAGAAAGAGGTTCAAATTACTGCCGCAAACGGCGACCTCAGAACTAAATTTCCACGTGGAATCCAGGGTTTGGCAAGACCTGAAACCAATACCGCTCTCGGTCCTTTCATGAACGCAGTGTCCAAAGCACTGTCCAACCCTTTCAACCAATGCGACGATGGCCAATGGCCACAATTTTGTTACACTTCCGGTGCCACCCCCGAACACATCGGGGCATGGTACACATCCATGGTCAATAATGGATGTAATTTCGTAGAGGACGATTTCAGTGCTTTCGATTCAACCCAGGGCAAAGGCTGCCATTTAGCCGAAGTAAAATTTTTCAATAAATTTAACCCTCCAGAAATCGCAAGACAAGCACTGAATTTCCAATCCAGGACCGTAGGTTATGGCACGTACCACAAGTATTCCGTGCCATACACTCGCAAGAGTGGAGACCAAAACACTTCTATTGGTAACACCTACATTAACTTCCTGTCACATGCTTTTGCTATTAGCACGTACTGCGAGAAATACGGAACTAAAGTGCAATACAGCATGCTCGGGCTCGGAGACGACAATTTACTTGCCGTCGACGTGCCATTAACCGACATGCCCAAGTTTGTATCGCACTGTGAGGCCACCATCAAATTGATGGGACTATCACCTAAAATCAAATTAAGTAACGAAGCGCCCACATATTGTTCTTCGGAGTTCATGCCAATGCTGGACTCCACAGGATCCACGATCCACCTCCTCGTACCTCAAGTCTTGCGCGTTGTCGCAAAGATGGGGTTCACCGTTTCAAAAATTCACCCACGCAAGGGTGAAACTGAAGCCCAGGCAAACCTTATGCGTTTAAAAGGCAATTTCCTGGGCCTGCAATCTGCTCGCCAAATCCCCATTCTCCGTGCTTTCTTCAATTACTACGTAAAGCAAAGCGGGAAAGCGAGCGCAGAATATCAGTACCGGTGCCATCGAGTACACATCGCAAATAATTACCAAACAGGACCGGCTACGTCCGCTTGGTTTTTGCGTGTGTACGGGCTGACCACCCAGGAGGTGTCAACTCTTGAATCCTACATCACTGGAATGCTCAATTCTTCCAGTGGTGCCCCGGTTCTTTGGAACCACCCACACATAGAAACGATGATGGACCATCGGAGGGCGATCGAATGATCGCCCGTGCTATGAGACGGGCGTTACCCGGAGACGGGTGACGTCCGTCGCAACTCAAGTCGAATATAAAACTAAACATGGCTCAAAAACGTGCTAAAAAACAACAAAAACAAAAACAAAAACAACAGAACAAACCCCGTCAACAGCGGAGCGCCAACTCAGGAATGAGTGGTGCCTTCAGCTCTGCTGGTGGGGCAATAGGGACCGCTTTAGGTGGGCCTGTCGGGGGAGCTATAGGAGCCCTCGGCGGATCACTCTTCAGCAGGATCATGGGCTTAGGCGAATACCACGTCAATAGCAATTCACTTACCAAAGGCAACGTGCCAGCAATGCACAGTAATAGCTCAAACATCAGAATTCGACACAAAGAATTCATCAAGGACCTGACAGCAACAGCTGCCTTTTCGGTGGAAAAATTCGCGATAAACCCTGGTATGTCCGAAACTTTTCCATATCTTGCCGGAATTGCCCAGAACTTCGAATCCTACCGAGTTCATGGGATGGTCATGATGTTCAAGTCAAATAGTGCGGATGCTCTTGCATCAACGAACACCGCACTAGGAACTATTATTATGGCGTCCAAGTATGACGTCCTAGGGGAAGACTTTTCTAATAAGCAGGGCATGGAAGCTACACAATTTTCCAGCAGCGCTCGTCCATCGGAATGCCAATTACATCCGATCGAGTGCGCACCTGACCAGTCTACCTCTTTGCAACGCTACGTTCGCACCGGAGCCCTCACATCATCCGAAGGTGATCAGAGGCTTTATGATTGGTGCAACGTTTACGTCGCCTCACAAGGCATGCAGGCTACAAGCGTGGTTGGAGAACTCTGGATAACATACGACATCGAGTTCCTCAACCCACTATCCCGCGTGCCACGTGGCCTCGCTCTACCCACTTCCAAATACTATTTGTCAGCGGTTACCAATTCTAACCCGCTTGGCACAGTGGCATCTGCGACAGAAGTCGTGGATGACATTGGCCTCACATTGACTGCCACAACTATCACTATTCCAGCTGGCAGCTATGGACTGTATCTGTTAAATTACGTCGCTGTTGGAGACAGCACCGCCTCACTCGCGCTTTCAATTACTGGCACCACCAACATCTCAGCACCCGCTCTCATGATTGGCGCCAGCGCGAATGGAGTGGACAATTCTACTTCAACCTCGACGAGATACATGCTGATGTACAATTTCTACCTGACCGACCCAACCACGTCAGGTCTCATCACATTATCTTCTGCCACGTTACCAGCGAATGCTACCTCTGGTGACCTTATTATAACGCGAC